CGGTATTGTCAGCGATACAGAGTTGGCAGCAGTAGAAGCACTAGATAAACACGAAAAGCAAGATGCCCAACGACGTATGGCATGGATTGCAATGTTATCAATGCTTATTTTTACTGCTCTTGTATTTCTGCCTATTTTTCCTGATAGCCGGATCAATGCTCTAGCTGATTTGTTTAGCCTATTCTACCTTGGTATGGCTGGTGTTGTGTCAGCCTACTTTGGTGCAGCAGCGTTTATTTCTAGAGGCAAAAAGTAATGGCTCTTAAAAAACCACAAAAATCTTTAGCGTCGTGGGGCAAGCAGAAATGGCGCACAGCGTCAGGTAAGCCCTCTACACAAGGCCCAAAGGCAACTGGCGAAAGATATCTTCCTGCCAATGCAATTAAAACAATGCCAAAAAGCACCCTTGCTGCAACAAATGCAGCTAAGAAAAAGGGAACGAAAGCCGGTAAACAGTACGTGCCGCAACCAAAAGCAGCAAGAACAGCAAGTAAAAAACACAGAAAAGTATAGGGAAGATTTTTCATGGGAACGCTGACCTACCTACAGTACACTAATCGAGTTCTTCAAGACATCAATGAGACTACTCTGTCTGCGTTGTCGTCTTCTCGTGGTATCCAGACCGTAGTAAAGAATAGCGTTAATCGGGCCATTAACGACATTGCCAACTCTGAAGTAGAATGGCCGTTTCTGCACAGCGACAAGGAACAGGACACATACGCTAGTGTTGCTGAGTACGCCTTGCCATCCGACCATAGCTATGTAGACTTTGATAGCTTTATGCTTTTCCCTAAGAATCTTGTAACGAATGGAACCTTTGACAGCAACATAACAGGCTGGACAAGTGGTTCTTCTGGCACAGGTGAGATAGGCTTTAACAGCACAGGGCCACAGCCCCCAGCGTCAAGGACTGGCGCATTGAGGCTAACAGCAGGTAGCAGTGGCTCTGCAATTGCCTACCAAGCCTTGACTACCACAAAAAACAAACAGTACAGAGTTTCTTTTGGGGTCACCTATCCTTCCGGTGGAGACTTGACACTTAACCTAGGAACCTCTGCAAACGGAACACAGATATCTACTAACGTCATTAGTGTAGATGATATTGGTGATTTTAAGTACGTAAGCTTTACTTTTAGTGCTACCGGCACCACTACATATATTTCTTTTAGCCAATCGGTAGATACTCAAGTAGACATTGATAACGTTGTTGTAGCTGAAGATTTCCACCCAAAGAAACTAAAGTACCTCTCATACGATGACTTCCAACGGACTTTAAAAGAGCGGGACCGTAGTACCGACATCAGTCGCCTTGCAGAGCCAAACTGTGTTTACAGAACGCAGGATCAAAAGTTTGGGTTGTCTCCTGTTCCTGACAAAAGCACCTACACTATTGGCTATGAATACTGGAAGACAACAACTACGTTGTCCAGCGATACAGACACCTCTGATGTTCCTGCTCGGTATGAACATGCAGTTATTGCTAAGGCCCGCTACTATGCGGCAATCCTTCGATCTGACACGGCAACAGCCCAAGCTTCTTTGGCAGAATTTGGGGACCACCTCAAAAAAATGAGAATTGAACTGGTAAACAAAAAAGATTACTTTAGGGCTGTTTAATAATGGGACGTTTTAAAAATGTCGGTGTTGCTTTATCCAGCACAGGTTTAACAGTAGTTTATACTTGCCCTACTAATTTTACCGCTATCATACGTGAAATTTTTATTACTAATGTTGATGGCTCTGCGGCAGTAGATATTACGCTTAGTTGGACGGACACTTCAGCCAGTGCAACGTACTCTCTTCTAAGCACAAACAGCATTGCTGCTGATAGTCACCTTAGATTTAACGACGCGCAGATTGTACTAGAGTCAGGTGACATACTAAAAGCACAGGCTGGTGCAGCCAACGACGCAGTAGTTTCGGTGTTTGTTGAAGAATTACTAAGGCCACAGGGGTAGCTATGCCAGACACATCATTAATTTCCCCAGTGACTGTCCCTCTTGGTGGCGGGCTTATTCTTGACCAAGACGACTTTAGTATTCCTCCCGGTTCAGCGCTAGAATTACAGAACTTTGAACCTGCTATTACTGGTGGTTATCGTCGGCTAAGTGGTACAACTAAGTGGGATAGCAATCAAGTTAACGGTAGTAACGCTATTCTTGGAACTAAGATATTTAACGACGGTGTTGTTGCAGCGTCAGGAAATCTAGTAAGGTTTAGTACTGGTAGCGGCTGGTCTACTATTGGTACTCGTACATCTGCTGGTCGTTACAAGTTTGATACGTTTAACTTTAATAACACTAACAAGCTTATTATGGTTGATGATGTTAACCAAGCTGCAACATACGATGGAAGCACCTACACGCTAATTAATACTACTGGCGCACCCCCTAATCCTGCTTCTGTTGCAGTGTTCAGAGATCACGTATTCTTTGCTGGCATGTCTGCCAACCCACAAGAAATTACATTTAGCGCGCCCTTTGCTGAAACAGACTTTACTCCTGCTAGTGGTGCTGGATCAATCAGAGTAGATACCAGTGTTGTAGCATTAAAAGTGTTTCGCGATGTTCTGTACATTTTTGGACTTGATAAAATTTACAGACTTGCTGGAAGTAGCATTGCAGACTTTCAAGTACAGCCTGTCACTAGAACACTTGGTTGTGCCGATGGGTTTTCTATTCAAGAACTTGGCGGCGATCTTATTTTCCTGTCTCTTGATGGACTCAGAACAGTTGCTGGTACTGAAAAGATTGGTGACGTAGAGTTAGGTACAATTTCTAAGCCTATTCAAGGCCGTATTCAAGATGTTGTTGCTAACAGAGCTAATATAACTTCCGCTGTTATTCGTGGTAAAAGTCAGTATCGTATTTTTTATCCTTCGTCTGCTTCTGAAAGCACACCCTTTGTTCGAGGAATATTAGGTACTCTTAAACGAACACCACAAGGCGGCGTTGGTTTTGAATGGGCAGATATAAAAGGAATTAAACCTTCTTCAATGGACTCTGCTTTTATTAGCGGCGTTGAGTACGTTATTGAAGGTGGCTTTGATGGTTATGTAAGACAGCAAGAAAGTGACACTGTATTTACTTTTGATGGGGAAAACATTGTTGCTCTCTATCGCTCACCGGATTTATCCTTGGGTGATTCAGGCATTAGAAAGTTAATGCAACGAGTTATCCTTAACTATGCAGTAGAAGGCACGATTGCTGCTGAGTTAAGAATTAGGTATGACTCAGATTCTATTAATGTTCCACAACCGGACCACCTAGACATTACATCCCCCGGTGGAACTGCTGTGTATGGTGCTACTGCTTCTTTATATGCCAATGCTGTTTACGGTTCTAGCGGTACTCCTGTCTTTAGACAATCAATCGAAGGTTCTGGTTTTCTTATTGCAGTAAAGATTAATCATAACAGTTCAAATAGACCCTTTACACTAAACTCTTACCAGTTTGAATTTACACCCGGAGGAAGACGATAATGGGTACAGGTTACGTAAGGCGCAGTACAACTGAGATAGCCACAGGCGAGGTTATTGAGGCTGCTGATTTTAATAATGAATTTAACGACATTGTTAGTTCATTCACAGCATCAACTGGGCATAGCCATGATGGCACTACTGCTGAAGGCGGTGATGTAACTAAGCTACTGGGTACAGCAATTACCATTGGTGATGGCTCTGCTGGTGCGGACATTGTTGTAACCTTTGATGGTGAGACAACTGATGGTGTGCTTACTTGGATGGAAGACGAAGATCACTTTAAGTTTAGTGATGACATTGTTATAGATAGTACAAAGCGACTGTACTTTAATGACGAGGGTGGTGAGTACATTCATGGCGACGGTACAGATTTAAATCTTGTATCTGGCGCAGACATCAACATTCCTGCAAGCATTGGGCTAACCTTTGGTAATGATGGCGAAAAGATTGAGGGCGATGGAACTGATCTTACAATTGCTGGTAACAACATTAATCTTACTGCTGTAGCTGACGTTGTTATTCCTGCTGATGTAGGCATTACATTTGGTGATGCTGGAGAAAAGATTGAGGGTGATGGTAGTGACTTAACTATCTCCTCTTCTGCTGTACTTACTCTTGATGCTGGTGGTAACATTGTTATTGATTCAGATGGTACTGTAGACGTTAACTCAGTAGGTGTCCTAACTTTAGACTCTGGAGCAGCAATTAATATTGAGCCTGCTACTGGTTCAGCAATTCTATTAGATGGAACTATTAGCATAGATGCTGGCGTTGTTACTGGGGCAACTTCGATTACTTCCACAGCATTTGTTGGAGATGTTACAGGTGACATAACAGGCACAGCCGATGTGGCTACAGTTGCGACTACTGTTACTATCACTGATAATGAATCTACAAATGAAAGTAACGCCATTATCTTTACCGCTGGCGGTGACGTTGATGGTGGCAATATAGGTTTAGAGTCAGATGGCACCCTAACCTACAACCCCAGCACAGGTAAGATAACGGCCACAGGCTTTATTGGTGCGTTGACTGGTGATGTTACAGGTGATGTTACAGGTACATCCGATGTAGCTACGGTTGCAACTACTGTTACTATCACAGACAACGAATCAACCAATGAGAGCAATGCTATTATCTTCACTGCTGGTGGGGATGTAGACGGTGGCAATCTAGGACTAGAGTCAGACGGAACATTGACTTATAATCCCAGCACAGGTAAGATAACAGCTACAGGCTTTATTGGTGCTTTAACCGGCGATGTTACAGGTGATGTAACAGGTACAGCAGATGTTGCGACAGTTGCAACCACCGTTACTATTACTGACAACGAATCCACAAACGAAAGTAATGCTCTTATCTTTACTGCTGGTGGAGATGTAGACGGGGGTAACCTAGGGCTAGAGTCAGACGGGACGCTAACCTACAACCCAAGTACAGGTGCAGTTACAGCTACGGGGTTTGTTGGTGCGTTAACTGGTAACGTCACAGGCAACGCAAGTGGTACAGCCGCTACTGTTACAGGCGCTGCTCAGACTGCCATTACAAGTGTTGGTACTCTTACTGGTCTTACAATCTCAGGTGATCTAACAGTTAGTGGCGACGACATAACAATGGGTACGAATACCAGCGGCCACATTCTGGTTGCTGATGGAACTAACTACAATCCTGTTGCAGTAAGTGGTGATGTTGGCATTTCAGCGGCTGGTGCAATAACCATTGCAAGTACTGCTATTGAAAGCGGAATGCTTAACAACAACATTATCTCAGGTCAAACCGCACTAGCTTCTGGTTTGGCAACTACAGATGAAATACTAGTGAGTGATGCTGGAACTCTTAAACGTGTGGATGTAAGTGTTCTTACAGAAATTACTGATGGTTCGGCAACTGCTCTTGCGATTGCTTTAGGTTAACAAAACAGAGGAATGAAAAATGGCTAATACTTTTAAAGTTATAACCAAAGCAGGAGTAACATCAGCAGATGTAATCTACACTGTTGCAGGGAGTACGACTACAGTTCTTCTGGGCATCATGCTAGGGAACACTACGAGTGGTGCTACTACTGCAACGGTTACTCTTACATCTGATACAGCAAACAGATCAGGAGCTAACAACGAAGCTAACCAAACGGTTGAGTTAGTTACTAATGCACCTATTCCGGTAGGCAGTTCACTTGAACTGTTAGCAGGTAACAAAGTAGTTATGGAAACTACCGATACCTTGAGCCTAACTGGGAGTGCGGCTACGGATATTATCCTGTCGGTTATGGAGATTACCTAATGGCGTATCTTGGGTCAACACCAGCAAGAGCGCCATTGTCTAGCGCACAGATTGAAGATGGTACTGTTGATACTGCTGATCTTGCAACGAATGCTGTTACTACGGCAAAGATTACAGCCGGTAATGTTACTACGGCAAAGCTTGCCGCTAGTTCTGCACTTATTGGTAAAAACATAATTATTAATGGCAGTCACGAAGTAGCTCAACGAACTGCTGCGGTGACAGGTATGGGTGCTTCCAATGGCTACACTCAAGTTGATATGTGGCATATAATAACTTCAGGAACTGCCGGTCGAGTAACAGGAAGTCAAGTAGCTGGTCCTCTTGCTGCAACAGGCCACGCCAAAGCTGTAAAAATTGACGTAACTACTGCCGATAGCAGCGTGGCAAGTGGTGATATTATGTCGCTTAGAACTACTGTCGAAGCGATAAATCTTCAACAGCTACAGTGGGGAGTTGCAACAGCAAAATCTGTAACTGTATCTTTTTGGATGAAAAGTCCCAAATCAGGCACGCATTGTGTATCTATTTACCAAGAAGATGACGGACGATTTTTTATTAAAGAATTTACCATTGCATCTGCTGATACCTATGAATACTTTGCTATAACATTTCCCGGTGATACTGGCGGTGTTATTGACACAAATAATGGAGCTGGCATTCGCATTGATTGGCCTTTAATTTGTGGCTCGGGCGAAGCAGGATCAGCAGATGCGTGGACTTCTGGAGGTAAATTTGCAACTAGTAATCAACAAAATTTGCTCGACAACACATCTAACAATGTTGAGTTGGCAGGAGTTCAATTAGAACTAGGCACGGTTGCCACTGACTTTGAGCATGAGCCGTTTAGTGTGACGTTGGAAAAGTGTCAGCGATACTTTGAAAGGCTCGACTTTAGTTTTACCGATGGCGAACCAATAGGGTATGGCGTTGCTGCCAGTACATCAAGTTTTCTTGCTGGCGTTCCCTTTCGTGTGGCTAAAAGAGCCGCCCCAACATTGAGTTCTTCGGCAACAGCAACGTATGATGTTCTTTATGCAGGAGGCGCAACGGCTGAAGTTGGAGCCATAAACTCTCTTACATCGGGTCAGTACCACTTACAATTTGTAGGAACTAGTGTTGCGGGTAGCCCTCTTACAGATGGCTTTGCTCTTATTCTACGTAGGGATGGAACTGACGCAACTTTTATTGACATTTCGGCAGAACTTTAATAGTAGGAATTGAACAATGGCATTAACAAACATTAAATATGTTAACGCAGAAAAGACAACAATTTCTGCAACTCAGAATGGCGATACAGTTTATATTCCTGTTTCTGCTGGTAATAAAGAGTATGACGCTATTGTTGCAGAAGAGCTTACGATTGCAGATTATGTAGCTCCTGATGAAACAATGGACAGCATTAGAGAAAAGCGCAATCAACTACTAAAAGACACAGACTGGCAAGCAGGAACCGATGTCACAATGTCCGATGCACAAACAGCATACCGAAAAAAGCTTAGGGACTTACCAGCTACAAATTCTGATCCCACTAAAATTGTCTTTCCAGACGCACCGTAGGAGTTATTAAATAATGGCAGTTTCAAAAATCGGTCCTACTGGTCTTTTAAATCCTCAAGTAGGTAAAAATTTAGTAGATAATGGCGGCATGAAAATATCACAACGCGGGACGATAACCGGGCAGGGTGGAGTTACCAACACTTATACGGCCATAGATCGGTGGAAAATACGTGAAGAAGGGCCGGGTGCTGCTCGCTTTACAACGTCACAAGACACACTAAGCGAAGCTAATTCTGGTCTAGCCAGAGGCTGCCGCACCGCTTTAAAGGTAGATTGTACGACGGCAGAATCCGCAGTCGCAGCCGGGGAATTTGTAGGCATCTGCCATTCCCTAGAGGCACAAAACCTGCAAATGCTTGAATATGAAAACGCAGGGGCTAAGTCTATGGTCTTATCCTTTACGGTTTCATCACCCAAATCTGGCACTCACTGTGTCGCTTTACTGCAATCGGACGACAACCGGCATTACATAGCGGAATTTACTGTTACATCGGCGGACACCTTTGAGCATTTTTCAATGGTTATACCGGGCGATCCTGACGGCAGTATTGACAACGACACTGGAGAGGGAATGAGAATTACATTTCCTTTAACTGCCGGTACAAACTTTCACGGAACAGCAGGAAGCTGGCAAGGCGGGGAAGAATACGCAACTTCAAACCAGCAGAATTTAATGGACAACACCGCAAATAATTTTCTTTTGTCGGCTGTTCAGCTTGAGGTAGGCACGCTTGTTTCTGACTTTGAGCATGAGCATATCAAGACGACGTTGGCAAAGTGTCAGAGGTATTTCTGGCAGCAAGCGTTTCCAAACGACAAGTATATTGCCACCGCCTACATTGTAAGCACAACAGTCTCTACTGGTCCGTATGCGTTTCCGGTTACAATGCGAGCTGTTCCAACGGGCGGTGTTTTTGGCACAACTCTTTTTGAACTAGATCACGCTGGAACGGAAACACAATCGAGCAACATGACGTTTGCAGGAAACACGGAGTCTACTGGTGCGCTGGTGATGACAGTTAGCAGCGGTCTTACCGCCGGTCAGGCCGGAGTAATACAGGGCGGAACAGCAGGTAATGCCGGATTAACAGCCAGCGCGGAGTTGTAATAATGACAACGTATACATACCAAAATTCTAACAAATCTTCTATTTTAATGACGAGAGATGATGGCACAACCGGAGGTTTTGCAAACCCTTCTGTAGGCAACACCGACTACGAAAAAATGATTGAAGATGACATTACACCAACCGATTACGTTGCACCCGATGCAACAATGGCTAGTATCAGAGGCGAACGCAACCAACTACTAAAAAACACCGACTGGCAAGGCATGAGCGACGTAACAATGTCTGACGCACAAACAGCATACAGGAAAAAGCTTAGGGACTTGCCAGCAACAAATGCTGATCCTACTAAGATTGTATTTCCAGATGCACCGTAACACAACAGGGAATTAAATATGCCTTATATCGGAAATGACATTCAATTTGGTGAGCTAACCAGCCAGACGTTTACTGGTGATGGTTCAACTGTTGCATTTACAATGGGCTACACTGTAGCTAACACCACATCTATCTTGGTGACTTCTGGTAATGTAGTTCAAGAACCAACCACAGCTTATACTGTTGCTGGAACGACACTCACGTTTACCTCTGCACCAGAAGATG